AGAAGGCAAAGGCCTGAAAAAGCTCGAGAAGATGGATAAAAAGCGCGACAAGGTTTGTGAGTATGGCGCTAAAATGATGAAGAAAAAGAAATGACCACCGCTTGGGATGGCGTTTTTGATTCTTTGATTTTGGAGCCACAATTTAGAGAGTATGAAACTGCGCCACAACATACTCGTGAAAAGCTCGCATCTCAACTTGGGATGACTTTAAAACAATATGATGAAAAGCTCCATTGGGGTTTTTCCGAATTTTACGATTAAATAGGTACTTTATGAAAAAACTACTCATTGCATCTACACTTGCTCTTTTATCACTTTCTGCTGATTACCATGATCAGTCAGTGACTTTCAATATTCCAGATACTAAGTTTTTCAGTCAATTCGATATGCATTTCAAACATCAGTCAACTTTCGAATTTGATGACTATAATGCAATTATTTTACACGCTTTATCTAACCCACGATTGGACAAAAGCTGTCATCATGAGCTAGGTGTTGGCTATCGAAGAATATATGAAAATTTCGGCTTTGGAACTAATATTGTCTATGCGCATCAATATGCCAATTCCCTTTTTAACCACAACTTCGTTCCGGGCTTAGAGCTTTTCTACAAAGACTTAAGCCTCGCATACAATCGCTATCTGCCTGTTAAGACTACCATTCAAAATGGTGATGAGACATACTTGTTTCATGATGTATCAGAAGTATCCTTATCTTGTCGGCTTTGGAACACGATCCAAGTTGGTTTTACTCCGTATTTCAACCATCAGACAAAACGATTTGGATACGGAGGAAGTGTTAGTACATTTATTTTTGACACTATCGAGCTCGCTCTAAATCCTTATTGCGAACCCTACGTTCAACATGGTGTTGCTTTTTCACTTGGTTATCATTTCGGTGGAGCAAAAGAAAAAATCAATAGTCCTCTTTCCAAATCGCATCGCTTTTTCTTTACTAAAAACAAGAAAGAAGTCGCTAAATTCACGCCTCGTCCTGCACCTGTGATTATGCCTGTTTCTGTCCCTATAGTTTTAAAACCGATTCCTATAGAGACAAAGCCTGGCAAAGAACAGAAGCATTGGTGGCAAGATCTTTTTGGTTGGCAATCTCGCTCTAGCAATAAATAATTATCTTTGCTAGGTTGGGTTGATGGTAATAAAAAGACTTGAAAACCAACTCGTCATGTCTCGGGATAAGATCAAAAAAGATCCTTCCAAATTGGGGCAAGCTGTCTATGATATCTTAAGCAAAGATCAGCAAGATCAATCAGTGGAAGCGACCATTGATGCGATGACGCCCAAGTACTTTGAAGAGCTCAGTAAAGCTGTCGACAAGGGATGTAGAGATTTCGAATCCCCCTTCTACATCGTAGTTCAAAGGAAGAAAGAGACCATTGGTGGCTCTGTAATGAATGTCTTGAAGCATCAATATGTGACGAGGCAAACGAGACCCTATGCTAATTTTTTACGATCTGAGTTCCCAAATGCAGATCATGATCTTTATGAGATTAACTCTGAAAAAGGAACGATGACTCTCCTTTATACACTACCTAGCGCACAAGACTCAAAGACAATTCTGAAGAATGCGGAAATGTACGATCCCAAGCTCGTGGAGTGGATTCAGGCATATAATTCAGGGAAGCTTGACCTCGATAGTACGCCCAGCCCATAACTTCAAAATCTCTGTCTCCTAGTCCAAATGAATCGTTTTGATAGAGTCTAACGATCGCTCTCTCGCCTGGGAGTTTGACCCAAACTAGAGAGTTGTTTTCTGGGAGTTCGTCTAGAGAATTCCAGTTCATGATAACCTATTTTTAAAAGTGAGAAAAGGGTTGAGTGCCTGAACAAGTAAGTCTAACATTTGTCATCTCTCGGTGATGTGCGCTTGCACGCCGGCTCTTAACCACGGCTTCCCCTCTGTTCCCTTTTCTCACAAACCCATCAAGATTTTGAATGCTTCTTTCGCTTGGCTTGGAACCACTGCATTGCCCAAGGCTCTAATTCTGTCCACGCGACAGGATACCCCATCAGTTGTTCGATCCATCGAG